GTTCATGATCTTGAGTTGGCCCAGCCCGTGAAACTCGCCAGCCAGCAGCGGGAACATCACAGTGGGTGTCTGCAACATGTTTACAAGAGCCGACGCAGGGTTGAAGCCCATGTAGTACGTGAAACCCAGCTTGTTTACGTTGTTGGCAATTTTATTCAGAGGGTCATCTGCGCGGATTGTGTCTACCCCGTAGACGATCTTGGCGACGTGCGTGATGATGTCACTCATCTTCGTGTCGGGGTTGCTGGCGTTTTGCTTCCGTGCGCTGTCGATCTGATACTCGATCTCGCCTTTATTAGCAACTTGAGAGATCTGTGTAGCGTAAACCGGAGCCTTCTGGTCGTACGCAGCGAGGGTGTCCTCGATATAACCCAGCGTGCCCTTACGCTCAAGACCAAACTGCCGAAGCATGGAGGACTCTGGGTGCAACAGCAGGGACGCCTGATACAGACGCTCTTTCATTTCCTCTCGTGCTTCACGGATGCGGTCAGCTACATCGGCAGGGTCATCCTTGTGGATAGGCAGTGCTTTGTTTACGTTAGCTTTGATCTCGTCAAAGAACTGATTGACGGGCCCGCTCTTGTAACTGAACTTCCTGAAGTCCGTCTGTTTGAATGACTGAACGTATGCAATTCCAGCCTTCTTTAACTCATCAAGCCGGGTCTTTTGAGCACCCAGACTGGTGTAGGACTCAGCAACATCTTTGCCAGTGTCAGGGTTGACATACGTGATCCAGTAGTCCCCTATGCGGACGAATGGCGTGTAGGCTTCGTTGAACTTTTTGTACTTCTCATCCAATCCAGACAGGATCTTGTCCGCTTTAACTGGGTCATCCTGATACTGGTCGCGCACAGACTTTTTCAGGGCCTCGAAGTATTCGTTACGGAACTGTCGGTACTGATTAACAAGATCCGACGCTAACTTCTGAAACTTGGGTTGGAGCTTGTCGTACTCAGCACGCAGCGACAGGTAGTCAATAGCCGCTTCTTCCCCACGAGCTTTGACAAACTCTGGTGTTGGGGTTTTGCTGCGGGTCACATCAATAGCAAGATCAGATGCGCGGTTCACGAAGGCGTCCATCGCTTTCTTACCGGCAGGGTCAGCTTTGGCAATCGCCAGTGCCTTAGTCATAAAGTCTGAGCTACGCTTGAGAATTGTGTCCTTCATCGCGCCAGCTTTACGCAAGCTGTTCTCAATCTCTCCAATCTGATCGAACCCCATGTCCCGCGCGTTAGCGGCGATGTTCCACGTAGGCAGCAAAGACAGGCCCCACCGCCCCGCCGCATCTGCTGCGTTAATAAAGAACTCGCTGTTCTTAGGGGCGTCAAGCAACTGCTGCATCGGCCCCACCATCGTCCGGTTTATTGCAACTTGGGGTAGGGCGGCTGGCGGGGTTGATACCGTCGAAGGGACTTTGGCGTTTGCAGGGAGGTCGTCAGGAACTAAGGGGTAATTGTTATTGGGTGGAGGAGGAGCCCCAATCAGCGCGGCTGTTACGGCACCACTGACGTTTTTGTTTGGAGGCAGGTCCCGCTCAAGCATGACGCTGTAGATGTCCAGCAGTTCTGTTAGAGCGTTGTGGTCTTTCAAGCCCAAGAGTTGGGCAATCGCCCGGACAAACTCGGTCCACATCGAGGAGGTTTTACCCTCGTGAGGCAGCGCAGCGAGGAGGTACTGGAACTCAGGATTGCTGAGACCTTCAGCGATAAACTCAGACTCTGACGTAAAGCCGTATGGGAGTTTCTTAATATCGTCAGTCTCGTAGACGATTTTGGCTTTGGCAAGTACATCCTTGTACAACCGCCTGAGGCGATTGACCGCTTCAAGCTGATTGCCGGGGTGAGGCATTTTGATTATTTTTTCCGTCAGACCGTGGACAATTTCGTGAGCTATGGTGTGCTCGCTGCCAGCGTATACGGAGTTAAGCAGGACCGTATTGTTCCTACCGTCAAACATCCCTGCAAGATTTCCGGGTCGGCGACCTTTCTCTAGGTCTATTTCAGCAAGTTCTTCATCAGCGATCTTAATCTTTATCCGATCCGAAGGCATGAACCGTTGTGTTGCTTGAGCGCGTAGTGCAATGTCTCGGATGATGGGGTTCTTACTAGCCAACAGCACTTTTATCACCGCTGGCATGTCGCCTCTAGTAGCCGCATCTGCCAGTTCAGCATTGAAGTCGGTAGCCAGCCACGCCTTGTTGTGGGTCGTGATACCCAAAGCGCGAGCAAAATCTTCCCGAGAAATAGGGAACTTGTCGGACAAAGGCTTATAGGCTACACCCTCGGCATACTGCGCTGGCTTGTTTACGAGGAACTGTTTTTCAAATGCAGCAGATACTTCGCGTAAACGCGGTTCTATATCAACCCCAATAAGTTTGGTTAAGAATTGAGTTGGGGTTGCGCCTTTAATAAAGTCATCAATTACCGCGTCACCAAACGCCCTACGAAATTTAGTTTCAGTTTTAGGGTCTAAGCTATTAAGGTATAACCGAGCAAACGTGCCGGTATTAAAACGCTCTAACTCTAAAAACTTTTCATCGTGCAAAGTTAGTCTGACTAAATCACCATCTATAGTGTTCAGGCTCACACCAATACGGTCTGGAGTTAAATAAACACCCGTAACACCGTAATTAGTAATCTCTATAGGTGGAGTAAAACTAACAGTAGGTCCGTTACCTGTAACCGATACAACCATATCGCCGTAGTTTTTAACGGCTTCAGGCGTCCACATAGAACCGTTTTCTGGGTCCTTGCTAAAAACAATTGTATTTAGTGGCGGTTTGCCCTCAGGCAAATTACCGCTAGGTTTTGCAGGGGCTTCTTCCTTTTTAACTTCTGCTGGTTTTTCCGGCTTAGTAATTGCCGGAGCTTCCGCAGGTTGAGGTGCCGCAGCGCGAGCAGCGGCTCGTTCAGTTTCTTTTCTAGCAAGCTCCTCTTGCCTTTGCCGCATCAGCCGTTCGTTTTCTTCTGCTTCATTGGCAGCGGTTGCCCTAGCATCAAAGGCTTCGTTTGCAAGATCGGCCTCTTCTTGCTCTGCCTTAGCATCCGCCTCTCTTTGTGCTTTCTCAAGTTCAGTTTCTTGATCTTTGGCTTCTTTAGCTCGTCGTTCTGCCAACTGTTCTTCGGTTAGTTTGTTTTCCGCTGCACGTTTGATTTTTGCTTCGTTTAAAGCGCGAATGTTATCAAGTTGTCTTTGCGCCGCCTCTGGATTTATTACAGTAACGGGCGCTGGGCCGCTAGGCTGGGCGGCACGGACTGCCGCTTGACGTGCTGCTTCCGCATCATTAGCTGCTTGATCTGCGGCATCTCTTTCTGCTTTAGCTTTTTTTGTTTTAGCTTTAGTAGTGAGGTTATATTTTTGCTCACCAGCCAGAATTTGCCGTTGCTTATCTATTTGCTCGTCGTATCCACGCACCGCGTCATCGGTCAGGTTACTGCGAACCCAAGAGTCCAGCGCATCTAATCGTTCTTTTGATCTAGCTTCGGTGTAGTTCTCAAACGTCCGGTCATGGGCAAGGTTGATCAGGTTGTCTGCTAACCGTGGGCGATCAAAATATGTGTCGGCAAACTTGTCGTCATTCTTTAGTTTACGCAGCGCCAGACGGTCACCGGGAATGCCAATCTCTTTAGGCGAGTAGTACGTGTAGGGCTGGTTAAGAAGTCCGGGTCTTTCTGGAGCCAGCGGAGCGGCAGCGCCGTAGTCATTAACAATTGAGTCAAACAACTCTGTCGTTTTAGCAGGGGCATCCATCCACCTCCGACGCATAGTGGGGGGCAGTTGCTCAAATGTTGGTTCAGCATCGCTAGTGCGGTACTGAGTGTTCCACTCTTCGGCTGGCGTACCTACTTCTACTGTAGGGGGGGCAGGGGTTGGCGTAGGAGTTGAAAACTTTAATTCCTCAAACGGAACGTAATTTTCCCCCGTATTCCCTTGGAGGTCGTACCGAACCTTGACAAACTGTTTTCCGTCTTTGCTGGTCTCTGGTTCAGCAATAACTGTGACGGGAATGTCGGTATCTTTATTACTCCATATTGCTTGCCTACCCTTTGTTACTGTAGGGGGCTGTGCTGCTTCTCCCACTCCAGCTTGTTGAGGAGGTTGTTCAGCAGGTGCCACTCTAGGGGGTGGAGATGTTGCAACTCCTGCGGGGGGTACTCCTCCTTGGGGTCCGCTAGGTACATTAGGGCTTGCTCCACTTGGGGGAGTGACAGTTGGAGCAGGTGTTGCGTTGGCTTGGGCGTTAGGTTGGGCATTTTGTTGGGCCTGTTGTGTTGCTGCGGCGCGATCTTGGGTTTCAATTTCCCGTTGAGCCATGGCGGCTTCGGACGCCGCTTTTTGTCTAGCTTGATACGCGGCGATTTCTCGCGCTTTCCGCTGTTCATTAGCTGCTTGCGCTTGGGCCAGCGCATTTTGGCGTACTTGATCGTTTTGTTGGTTTTGCTGTTGCGCTTGCTGTAACGCAGCTTGTGCCAAAGCGGCGTTTGCTACTTCGTCATTCTGTACAGCTTCCCTAGTAGTAGCCGCGTTGGTTTGTTCTTCTAGAGACGGATCAGTTGAAGGGGCGGCAAATTTTACCGAAGCTCTTGTCTGTGGGTTGTCTTTGAGTACACCGTTTTGGACGAGCAGTTGGAACTCGTCCTCGGTAATAGCCTCTTTAGCTTTGCGCTTCTGCATAGCCGCTGCAAGATTCTCAGCGGGGCCGGGGCCAACAGATCCAGCAAGTTTAGTCTCGTTGAGTGGTAGCTCAGGCTCTTTTGCGGGAGTCTCCCGCATGGTCTGGACCACAGCACCCGGAGTACTGATAACAGTACCACCGATACCACCTTTGGCAGCGGCCATCAACAGCCGGTCTACATTCTTAGGATCGGATAACCCACCCGGAGCGCCAGCAAGCTGCTCCGCAATAATGTCAATTGATTCTTGAAGGGTTTCAGTTGTGCTCTCAGTAAGCGCAGTTTTGCCAATTTCTTTAGCAAGCCGCAACTTGAAGCTGTCCGGTACGATGGTGGACCGCGCGGCGATTTCTTCCGCTAACTTAGCCTGACCACGTAACCCCAACTGATTTAATACTCGGGCTGGGAGAAGGCCATCAAAGAGAGCTTTGAATGCGCCAGCACCAATAGCAAGGCCGGGTTCAAGTTTGCCGCCGGTCTCTTCGTAAATACCAGCAAAAGACTCAGGCGCGTTGAGGCCGAAGCTACCCGTACCAAGACCCACATTGAGACCAGTCTGAGTAGCTTTAGATCTAGCAGCGGCAGCAGCCGCTTCAGCCGCCTCCACACCCACACCCCGTTGCGCCGCAGCGCGAGCAAGTGCCGCTTCCACTCCATACTTAGCAGCGGTACGCCCAGCAACGGCCCCAATACCACCGGTCCCCGCAATCGCAGCCACAGTGGGTACGGCTTCTACACCAGACTCAACAAAAAATTTACCAACATCAGATAGCCCACGGATACCTTCAAAAGTTCTTTGAGATGTTGGATACTCTTCTTCAAGGGTTCGGCGTTCGGCTATACCTTTATCCAACAGTCTAGCGGCGGTTTCATCTTCGCCAAGCAGGGACGCGCCAAGAGCCGGTAGCTCATTAAGAGCCGTGATCCCTAGCCCCCTGACGGTACGATTGAAGGCGTTACTTGCAACCCGACTAAACGGAATGTTACGTGGGTCTGGACGACTTTCTAAATCAAGTTTTTGTAAATGTTCCTGAAGCCTTGCAACTTTTGCATATATAGATTCATCAGATTCCGAATCTGGAAAAGATAGCGGGCCTGCACCGGGAACATTTACTATTTTCATTTAGGCAAGTTTGCAACATAACTATCATAGCTCTGTACGCCAGAACCCCCACCGCTCTTGCTGGTGCCCGATAAAAAATCGTCATATGCAATTTTTCGAGCTTCGGCTATAACTGGGTCTAACATAGCATCTTTAGGCTTTAATTCACCACTCTTAATTTTAGCCAGTAAGTTTGCACCCCGGTTACCTTTTACAGCTTGGATATAACCAATAGCATCTGAATCATTAAACGGATTAGAGAACATCTCGTTTATGGCCGCTTTAATCTTCATCTTTTCTAGAGGGGCAACTTCGCGTTTTTGTTGTAAACCCATCAATCCCAGTTGCATTTTCAACATAGCATTCTGCTGGTTAGCGCCAGCTACAGCCGCCCGAGCTTCATTCTTTGCATCAGAAATTGCCAATTGATTTAATACACGTTCCCTACTACGTTCATCTCCGGCTTCAAGATCCGCCACACTCTTGCGGATATTCAGAGCGCCAACCTTTAAATCTTGGTCGATTTTAAAAGCAGATTGTAGTTTGCGGTCATGCTCGTTTATATACTCTTGAGCAGATTTTTGATCGTTCTTTTCGTCAGCCATGCGGGCTTTGAGAAGATCCATCTGGGCACTGCGACGTAGGCGCTCAGCGGTAGCACGGGCAGCATCCATCTTATCGCTGTAGTCAATACCTTCACCTACGGCACGGCCCAACGCGGGACCAAATGCTCCACGGCTAGACATCAACGCGCCACCCATTTTACCAAGCATTTGATAAAATTCGCTTTCTTTACCAGCGTTGTTCGCAGTTTTTTCTTCGTCAATCAGCTTTTGCATCATGTCGAAGTGAGGCTTAGAACGCTCTTGGTATTCATTGTATTTCTTACGTTCCAACGCATCTCGTTGCTCTTCTGATAAAGCAGGAGCACGAGCGGTCTCTAAATCCTTAGCCATCCTATCAGCGTTTGCTTCGTACGTTGTTTGGGCAGGGCCTTTCTTATCAAGTCCTTCAAGAAGCTGTTTACGTAACGCGCTTTCTTCTCTAGACGGTCCACCAAACCCACCGCCGCCACCTATACCCCCTGCCATTCTTGCAAGGTCGGCTAACCCACTAGCTCGATCTGGGGCTTTGATAATTGCAGGGTTGCCTTCGTTTTTCTTAGCATCTTCTTCAACGGCGGGGGGCACAGATGTACCGCGTATGCCTTCCGCTTCTCTACGCAGAGCAGCCGCTTTCTCAGAAGCCGCCTTGCGTTGGCTCGGGGTCATTGCAGTTGCAAGATTAAACCAAGTATTGGGGTTGGCTTTTGCTGCTTCCCACTCAATTTCTCTGGCGTTTCTCCCGTCTTTCTCTGGACCCCTAAGAAAGCTGCGCAGCATGTCTCCTAGCGCAGAAGTAGCCTCTTCCGCAGGGGGTACTTCACTACCTTCCGGCCCAGCAAACGCAATGATCCCACCCCCGGCCATCTTCTTCGGGGTTTGCATAGCAGGTAGTCCCATAATGGGAGGTTGCTTTGCTTGCGGTGGTTGCTGTTGCTGTTGAGGCTGCGGCGGTTGTTGAGGCGCAGCTTGTTGGGGTGGTGGGGCCGGGGGCATACCCTGCTGAGGCATGGGTTGCTGCGGTTGTTGGGGAGGCATCATGCCTTGCTGGGGCATGGGCTGCTGACGCTGTGGACTAAGCGTCTGTACGGTCGAATCCAGCACCGTGGGCATTTGAGGATTAGCCGCACCCCTTGCGGCTAACTCGTTTTGCATTTGCGCACGGCGGCTCAACTCCAGCCCCGCTAAAGTTTTTAGGGGGATATCACCAATAACCCGGTCGTTAGGACTCTGGGCGACTTGCGTCAGATACTGGGTCGGCATGTACCGCAGGTCGCGGCGGGTCTCTTCAAGTGTCGGTCCCATATCTAGTCCTTAACCATCTGTAGTTTTAGTGCCGCCGCTCAATCTAGCCATCCGCTCAGCAAGGCTAACACCAGACAAGATACCGCCAAAAGTGGAGTTAGCCGCAGACGTAGGCTCCCCATACTCGTTAGTGGTGGTCATCGGGTAGTTTTTCATAATGTCATTAAGAAACTTAATCTGTTCTTTCGGATAATCCCGCTGTTCTTTAAACAGATTGTAGTCAGAGGTCAGACCCTGCTGGGTAATGTCACGCTGGATACTACCAAGGTCAGCTTCTCGCAAGTTAGCCGCCAACTGTCTGTCAGCAAGTTGATTGCCAAACTGACCTTGGTTCTGAGCTGTATCGCCCGCGAGCTTGAGGTAATCAAGACCTTGTTTAGCGCCAAATTGTCTAGACGCTTCGTCAGCTTTTAACGATTCAAGAAGCGCGGTTCTATCATCAGTAAGTCGTTCCCGGTCTTTATTGTAGCCATACTGATTAGATGATTCTGTGGCTTTTAATGAATCAAAGAGTGCGGCTCTGTCAGCAGCAAGACGTTCTGCGTCTTTAGTATACCCGTACTGTCCAGATCTTTCTTTCTCTCTCAGCGCGTCAAGCAGTCGGTTCTGATCAGCGTTGTACTGTCCTAGGGATTGGGTATATGCGTCTGAATACCCCTTGCCAGTGATGTTGGCGAGGTTAGTTCCCAAATTGCGGCTGGTCTCTGCGTTTGCTAAAGCCTGACCACTACCACCAAACGCGCCAGATTTGATCAATTGCGCGTTGTTCTTCATCTGTTGAATATTCGCGTTACGCTGAGCCTCCGCAAGCTGCGGATTCAGGATCGTAGACAGGTACGGGTTCATGTAGCTGTTAAGCGCGTTCTGATCAAACTGATTGTTGATCCCCGTCGTGTTAGACGTGAACGTCGTTCCCGTGTACGCAGGCTGAGTAGATGCAGCGCCTGCTTTAGTATAATCTTGGCCCCCAGTATATGAAGATTGGTTAAGTGGATTAGCCGCTTTACTAAAATTTCCAGTACCGTACGCAGGCTGAGTGGCCGCAGACGTATACACGTCCTGCATGTTGGTGCTGGCGTTTGTCTGCGTCGTATTAGGACTGGCTAGATTTTGGATACCTGAGAACGCTTTGTTCTGGAGGTCAGACGCACCAGCAACTAAGTTGCCGCTGTAGACTTGGTACGGGTTAGCCGCAGCATCAACCGCAGCATTAACGATACCCCCGACAACGGGAGCAGCCCAGTCGGATACGGTAGTTTCTCGTACGCCCGTGGCTACCCCACCACCCGCGTCAAAGTGTTGAACACCCATGTTATCAGGGTAGAGCAAATGGTAAAGGCTCATGATAATCCTTACTTCGGCGTAAATTTAGCCGGGTTGATCTGCTTGCCCTGCTGTTTATTACCGGTGCGGGCGTGACGGATGCGGTCCATCATTTTGTAAAGTTGTTTGGCACCAGCCTCAGAGTTGCCGTTTCCTAAATGAGATACCACATCAGCGGGAATCACAAACTCACCACCGCTAAGTTTCGCCGGTTGCTTGTTGTCAATAGTAGCAGGGATCTTGTCGGCCATGCCGTCTTCGGCGCTCTTTAGGTAGTGTAGCCCACCGCCTCCGGCGTAGCCACCAATTTCACCACCTTCGGCACGTTGAACCGGCACGCCCTTGAGAGCGCCATGGACTTGGGATTGGCTAAGGCCAAGGCCACCCCCCTGAATGCCCCTACCTTTTATACCTTTTGGACGCCCCATGTAACCAAGAAGACCACCAAGTCCAGCACCTAGCAGTAACTTCATTAGATCTGGATTGTTTTTAGCCGCATCGGCTAGACCTTTGAGTGGGTTGGGTTTAAGAGATCTAGTCGGCGAACCAACTTTTGCATTTATTGGGCTACCCGTTACCGGATCTATCGCGTTTGCTCCCGAGTACGCCCTACCTTCGTTCCCATAGTTTGGATTTCTGGGGTCTTCAGGATCACCAAAATCACCCCTGTCCCAGCGGATGTTGTTTACATTCTCTGCGTCGGCAGCGGCGGCGGCTTTCTCTGCCTCTGACTCATCGAATCCGTAAGTTAGGTCGCCAAGGTCAAAGTTAAAACCATAGTCACTGGAGGAACTATTCCATGAGTTGTCGGCTGGGAGGGACCTAAGGTAGCTGTAGATATCGCTATCAGGCATGCCTCCACTGTCATACCCCCAGTCGTATCCATAATCAGCGTACCCGCCTTCATCAAAATGTTTTGTCTTCACTTCACCACCGCCTTTTAGTCCTGTTTGAGTCCAACCGGCAGGGGGTTGCCATGTTCCGGTAGGGTCTGTGTAATATCTATTGGTTGCCGCATTGAAATATCGTTTAGCCACAGGGGGAGCAATAGTTCCAGCCTGTTGAGATGTTAAGGCCCCAAAGGTCGCCGTCGTCATTGCAGGGGGGGCCATTGTCCTATTTTCTGGCGTGTCATACCAGTCAAAAAACCTCACGCCACCTTTGCCACCAGTTCCCGTCGCCCCAGTCTGCCGCCAATACCGCGCATCCGAAGTTGGCAGTGCTCGCAGTCCAAGAGCTGGAGTCGTAGTCAACGCACTAATTTGATTGGATGTGAGAGAGGTTGACCCCGATGTACCCGTAGCAATTTGATTAGAAGATAGGGTGGTGATTTGGCTAGAAGGCAGGGTGGTGACTTTATCTGTTGAAAGCGTAGTGACTTTATCTGTTGGGAGTGTAGCTATATTTGATGTAGTTATTTGTGATGTAGTTTTTGTAGTTGTATCTTTTGCCCAATCATACCCAAGATTAGGATCTAATTTACCTGTAATCGTAACAGTGTCGAGCGTATTGGAGTTCTTAGTATCTATTGCGCCTATCTGATCAGACGTAAGCGTAGTTATTTGTGATGTAGTTTTTGTAGTTGTATCTTTTGCCCAATCATACCCAAGATTAGGATCTAATTTACCTGTAATCGTAACAGTGTCGAGCGTATTAGCTGTATCAGGTTCTCCTAGTGCAGCAAATTGGGTAGCATTTAATTTGGTGACACCACCATTTTCATTTTGTACATATGCCCCACCATCGTTGGTTAACTGGTATATTTTTCCGTCAATTATGACACTTTCACCTGTACCTGTAACCGTAACAGTGTCGAGCGTATTAGCTGTATCAGGTTCTCCTAGTGCAGCAAATTGAGTAGCATTTAATTGGGTGTAACCACCCATGTCATTTTGTACATATGCTCCACCATCGTTGGTTAACTGGTATATTTTTCCGTCAATTGTGACGCTCTGTCCTGTAGCCGGACCTGTGTATGAAGGTGTAGTGGCTTTTGTATCTGTGTTGCCCGTAGTTGCTGTCCCGCCCGTAATTGGGGTGGTTGTTCCGGCCCCAAGGTCAGATATAAGAACGTCGTTATTATTGCCGGTGGTCAATAACGCAATTTGATCTGGGGTAAGTTGGTTGTTTATGTTACCTACCCCAAGGTCAGATATAAGAACGTCGTTATCGTTGGCAAAATCGTCGACTGAAAAAGAATTTAAAGACCGGGTTTTGGGGGCAAAAGTAGCCTCAAAATCTCCATCAGTAGATCCAGAGTCTCGATCAGATACACCACTAGCGCTAAGTCTTATGATCTTTCGATCACCAAACTCGTCGTAAGAATCCCCATTTTCGTCAAAATAAACACCAAAGTCTTCCAGTTGTTGCAGTTGTGCTGGGGTTAATCTTGACCTAACCGAATTATCGGTAACCGTTGCGTCCGACTTAGTACCAAGATCCGCCGCAGCAAGCTCAGTCAGTGTATCTGTGCCGGTAAGATTTTGACCTACAGTGTTAGACGCGGAGAGAATTGCGTTTGCCCCGGCATCTCCGGTATCCACAGAAGCTACTCTGACTGCATCATTTGCGGTTCTGTTTTCAATTGGGACCGAGCCGGGGGCTTTGTTATTAAACGGACCAGCAAGGCTAAGAACCGCATTGTTAATAGCGCTGGGGTTTCCAGAATTAAGCGCCTCAATCAAAGATGCAGCTTTACCCGCTATAATTGTGTCTTTACTACCAACAAGGTCCCCGGCCATCTGGATAGCCAGCCCGTAATTTGGTTTGTCAGACAGCAAGTTAGCGGCAATTGCTGAGCCTTTTACTGCTTCCCTCAAAGTAATATAGTTATCCTCTCCACCAATTTTAATATTACCTACTTTTTGGACTACACCGTCCGCATCTTTAAGTATATTTCCTGCTTCATCTGTTAGTGGAGTGTCAAAAAGACCCGACATATTGCCAAGAGACATCAATGCTCCGGGCACGTTTCCAGTTTTTATTGCGTTAACAAATTGGATATCATTAGCCAGCCCATTAAACCCAGCAGCACCGGCAAGGCTAGACAGTCCACCAAGGACATTACCTTTATCAAAGGCGTCGTACGCCATGTAAACTTTAGCTGCCCCACCTAGAACTCCGGGGTCGCCAACTAAAACGGGCGCTGCGGTTCGTAGTACATCTCCAAAATCTTTGATGTTTCCAGCGGCACCTTGGAATGCTACGTTACCTGCGGCTACGTAAAGGGGTGGAACCCCATTAGCCATAAGCGCAATATTAACCACGGACATGATCGGTCCAAGATCTTGGGCAAGTGCGCCCATCCCAGACTTACTATACTGTTGAATCGGCAGGGCGATTGTGCCGCCTTTCCCGTCAGGCACTGGCTGAAGATTATATTCGCTATACCCGTCTCCTTCGTTTTCAGAAGCAAACTTATATCCGGGAATTATTTTTGTGGGGTCGTTTTTGTTGAAATACTCTGGAACTTGTTCATCTGGAATCCATGTATACGATTCGTCACTACCTGACGCATAGCCCGGGCGTGTTACGTACCTTACGCCAATATCACCAATGCTGGTAATGCCATAATCTTTTGCCAGAGACTTGGCGATGTTCTGCATATGCCGATCAGCGGACAGCGGCGACCCACGTTTATAAACGTCAGTACTGCTCTGGAGCGTACCCATCTGCCGCAGGAGGGTGTCGTAACCGGGTCTCCATTTTGCTTCAGCTTCCCGTTCTTCGCGGAAAGCCGTTCCTTCAGGAGTTTCATAATCCCGCATACTTTGCAGGTATTCTTCAGAAAATAAACCAGCGCCAATAGGACCCATACTTAACCCACTTTCCAGTTTGTGCCGTCTGAATATACAGGCACTTTAGTTGATCCGCCACCGGCTACTGTAGAGCCAAACGTGGACACAGAAGAATTAGTAACAAACGCTCTAGACCCCACGCCGGAAGTAACCGCGCTAGGTAAGTCGGCTACCGTTACCGGTACATTAGCTTGTAACTGCCCGATAATCTTGTCGCGCTGGTTGAAGTACAACCGCATTGTGTTTGTTAGCTGATCAAAATAACGTCGGTCGTATTCGTTTGGAGCAAGTGGCAGGTTGGGAGCAACTACTTGCGATAGTACATCGTCAGCAGTAACAAGGTAGGTCATGTTTACCTCCTCCCATCTACGCGAATGTCAATACGGGGGTACCCTAGTTGCCAAGCAACACCCACTCCAGTAGACTCAATCTTCATAATCATCTGTCGTCCGCGCACTCGGATATACACCTGCCCCGTAAATTGCTCAATAGGTATAGTGGCAGTTCGAGTTACCGTGGCGTTGTCGCTACCGGCAACTGATGTAGGGGTGTTGTAGCCTGACCCAGAGTTTTGCATCGGGAGCAACGTCATGACCGCAGAGGGGTTAGCCGAGGTTGACCCTTCAAATGTTACGTCGGGCAGCATCCGGTATATAAACCCAAATTTATCGCCGTCGTCGATGTCAAATTCTGCTGAAGATATATATGCAACGATAGGTAAGGTTGTAGGGGTTTCTTGGTCGTCAACCCCGGATTCATGGTTGACAAGGTTATAACTATACGTAGCGGCAATTGGAAAATTTAGCAATCCGGAATCGAGCCATGCGGTGCGAGACAGTTTTCCATGATACCAAATACCCTGTCCGCCCTTGCCGTCCGACTCAAGATAATTATAAACCACATACCGATCAACTATGACATTGGGGTTTGCTGCGTCGTTTGTGCCATTTGGCCCCGTAAGCGAACAATAAAACCACCAAACTTCGTTAAATCCTTCGCTGGTCCCGCAAAAAATTTGTTCAACTTGCCCAAGATTTATATCTTGAAAGATATACTTGCGTAGATCGCAGTTAAGGGTATTGACGCGCCCGTCGTACATGTAGAATTTATCGACGCCCATCCAGTATATTCGTCCTGACGCAACCGTAGCGGCGCTAGGGCTGATAATTGATATATTATCGCCAAGAATTTGCTGGCTCCATACTCCCGGCACGCCAATATACTGAAACGAATAAAGCGCCGCATCGGTAAAAACTATGGTCTCTTGGCGCGTTTGAACAGCAGCGACTATCTCGGAACCGTGCGAAAGAGTAACATATCCGGCTTGACTATCTTGGGCAACCGTCCAACTTGTTGGGTTTTCATAATCTGACCATCGCACAAGCATGGGGTTTTGCGTGGCCGAACCATAATCGTTACACCCAAACGCAAATACAAACCGATTATCCGATACATAAATTAGATTTTGTATCGTGGGTACGTCTATTAGTTTAGAGATATATACGTTAGATCCAGTAGATGTAGTATTAACATATACAGTGCTTCCAGCAACTGTTGCAAGATTAGCAGTTACACCGACAACATTTTCTAGATAATACGTCGTGTTTGCGCTTATACCAGTTGGTAGTGCTCCACCAGAAGAAAAGGCAAACTGCACGGGCGTGCCGTTGGGGAACAAATTAGTTAGTGTAACAACCGTAGGAGAAGCACTTGTAAATGTAACCGTTCCACCCAAAGAATTTAATAAAACTCCTCTCGTGCCGATCCCAGTAGTGGCATTCCAATAGTATATCGGGCCTCGGCGGTAAGCAAAAATTAAGTCTTGCCCATAATTTGCCTGTGACCAGAGCCGAATATCGGTGGCAGTGGGTGACCCGCTACCCCAAGTACCAGTACCCCACCCACCTGAACCCCACCCCACCGGTGGAAGTTGAACCGCAGCGCCCACACCTATTTGATAGGCAGCGACAACAGCAGACCCGCCCGTTGCACCAGCCGCGACAACAGAGGTAGTTGTTATTGTGTACGAGTTTGCGTCTACGTACGTTATAACGTACTCAGCATTCAGCAATGTGGCGTATGTGCCCGTAGCCCCGCTAAACGTAACAAAGTCCCCAGTAATGCTTCCGTGCAGGGGGGCTGTAACTGTTACCGTTGTGGTGCCGTTACCCGTAAACGGGTTTGTACCTAGAGTAGTCGTAGCGCGAATTGGGGTGATGTCGTAGTACGCGCCACCTTGCTCAATATAGAATTTTAAGTTAGTCCCTACCCCAACCAAATTTTCAAAAGCAAGAGTAACCCAGTTCCACAGAGACCGGCATATGCCTAAAAACGTATTACCAGATATCTGTTGCCAACCGCCAATTTTCTCAGGCGTGCCCTCACGAAACCGAACCTTGTCGCTGTCAAACCAACCGTTTTCATTAGCGTAACGAGTGTTTTCCTTGTTTACGCCCGGACGAAGTTGGAGTTTCTTGAGGGCCATTACTTACTCGCTACACCCTTGTGCTTCTCAAAAGACCTCATACCGCCAAAACCGAGGAGACCAGCAAGAAGGGTCATGAGTTGCTCAACATCTAGGTCTGGCGGAGGGTTCAACCCCTTGGGGATTATGTCATAACTTTGACCAAAAGCCCAACACCACTGCATCAGGGGGTAGCCAAGAAATTGGTAAGCCAGACCAAGCACCCCAACCCAGCCCACAGCAGGACGCCAGCCACTGACAAATACGCTACTACTCGCCGCTTCAATTTTATTGATATCCACTTGGGCGAGGTCAGTGGCTTGGTCAATTTTCTTTTCCTCCAGATCGAGTTTGCGGTCCTCAAGCGCCATCTGGAGTTTCTCTTTATCGGTGGTAATGAGGTCACCGGCAACCTTACCCACGCCTTCAATGATGCTCCCTATTCCAATCAGATCCATTACTTGAGTCCTGCAAGAGTGCGGTTGATCCAACCGAGTAAGAACTTGGATTGCCCTCGGTCCTTGTTACAGATTTGAGCGTACCTGCTGATTTTGGCAAGAGCGTAGGCTGGCAGGAACTTCTCAGCCGTACAAATGTTCAACCGTTCGACGGTTTTTGCACCGATTGCACCGTCTGGGGTGACTCCGACGATGAGTTGGGCGAGCTTGGCTGCGACGCCGACTCCGGTGTTGACGGAGAAATTGAATATTGTCTCGGCAATAGCTTGGTTCGCAATGTCGTCACCTCGGACACGATCCCAGAAATTAGCTTTATAAAATTCACGAACCAATGGCGTAGCCGACCCAAAATCTTTGCGGTCGATGTGCTGCCACCCTGCCCAGTCTGGGTTTGGTTTTCTGGCAATCCCTGCATACGTTTGTCCTCCCCGGTCGCCCGGAATGTCAGTTAGTTGGTATCCACCTTCGTCGTGGATCATCTTCTCAAAAGCGGGGTTGAAGTCAGCCATTATTTCCTCGCCATCCGGTCTTCGATGATGCTGATGTGCTTCTGATTGTCGTGGATCATGTCGCGGTTGTGCTGAATCTCTTTCTCAAGCTCTTGCCGCAGCTTTTCCCGCGCAAGTTCAGCCCCAGAGTTTGTAGCCTGTTTGTTGTCTGATGTAACAACGAGGGAGATTTTGGCGTTAAGTACAGTGACCTCGTGCGTGAGTTTGTCCAGCGCAGACATCAGGTAGACCACGCAGGTAAACAAAATCGGAAGCACAGCAAAGGCGGTCTTCTCGATAAGCTGACTCTTGGCTTCAAGTTTTTCGCTCATTATTTGTCCTTCATCTTGTTGATGATCTCAAACGCGGACTTGACTTTTTCCTCAAGGACTGCTACGCGCAAGTCAAGCTTAGAGAGCACAATGATGAGCGTCACGATACCAAGCAGCACCGGCCATGCTTTTAGGAAGAGTTCAACTAGCTCCACCGCCGTGCCTCCTGATGTACTCATTTCTAAGGAACGTCACCTTTTTGCGCCCGTCATGTTTCTTGACTCTACCCAAGGCTGGCGGGTTGTTCAAGTATTCTGCGGCTCGCAGGATCATGTCCGGGTCGTCCTCAAAAATACCTAGCGCCGTATTACACCGTTTACACAAGATCCCACGAACGTCATCCGAGTCGTGGCAGTGGTCTACCGCAAACTTGTACTGTCTGAGTTTGAGGGGGTTGTTACAGATAGCACAATTATACCCCTGAAGTTTCAACAGGAAGTCATAATCTGACGGTGACAACCCGAACCGGTCAAGCCGGTTTACGTCTGACTTGCACGCGCTACAAAGAAAATAGTCCTTACGCCCGTGGACAATAAGGTCTTCTCGGAGGAACTCTCCACGGCAAACAGCGCAAGATAACATATAAAAACCCCGGTGGGTCGCACCGGGGCCGGACCTTAGTTATCGGTCTGTTCGTCTTCTTCAGCTTCTTCGGCTTCTTCTTCAGCCATAACAGCAACGTCGAAGTGAGCGTCAACTGTAGCCGAGAACAATTCGGTCAGCGTGAAGCGGCTAACACCGTTAGCATCTGCAACGGCATAGGTAGCAGCGATCAAAGCCTGCAACGCGTCGACCGGCTCCGAGCCTTCAAGAACTTCGATGATGAGGTCTTTCATGAGAAACTCCATTTGTTTGTAGGGTGGGAGCACCCCGGCGGGCGGGTGACCCCTTTAAAATCTTACAATTTACATAAGACAGGAAGATTACTTAGCCTCTAGCTCCTGCACACGGGCGGCCAGTTCTTGCACAGCTTTGATGAGGATTGGAAGAAGAGAACTAGGTGCAGCTTCTATTCTGTCTGGGTTGTCGTCCATTACCAAATTAGGAACTGTTACGCCGGTTTCTTCTTGTACCGATTGCAGGTCTTGGGCAATAAATCCAAACTCCGGGATATCTTGTTTTCCCGTAAATTTCGGATCTTCGTAAAGATTACGCATTGCCCACTTAAACGAAACGGGGCGCAGCTTTTCAATAAAACTTAAACCAATTGGGATATCAACAATGTCTTTCTTGTCGCGGGCATCAGAGATTGCGGTGATACTGGTAACCGCGCAGCGCAACGTGGCAATACTTGCGTTGCCTAATGTAACAGTATTAGATACAGAAGCTGAACTTGTACCGGAAGAATATCCAATACAAACATTGTTTAACCCAGTAGTAAGGCTAACTCCAGAGCTATAACCAATACAAGTATTAACAGCACCGCTTGTTATAGAATTTCCTGCGGAGTGCCCAACACCAGTATTACCATCGTTCGTACAAGTGTATAATGCAGTATTCCCTACCGCGACATTATCACTAACGGTAATACCATTATTTAATGAAGCATATCCAATTGCGACATTACTACCACCCGTAGTGATATTTTGACCAGCAAAAGAACCAAGTCCTGTGTTACGAATTCCAGTGGTGATATCACTAAGTGCGGTATACCCAACAGCAGTGTTTTCAGAACCAGTACTACAAGCATTAAGTGCTGTAGTTCCTACGGCAGTATTGCTATTCCCAGTACTACAACTCTGAAGTGCTACAGCTCCTACGGCGGTATTGCCAACCCCGGTTGAAAGTAAACCCCCCACTAAATAACCAACCGTAACATTATAAGTACCGGTAGCACCGGAACCTCCTCCAGCAAGTGAACCAAATACAGTATTGGTAGCGTCATTATTGGGGAAAGTCCCAAGCTTTAAGCCGTTAACGGTTGCGTTTCCGCTGATGGTAGGCGTAGTAATTGTTGGGCTACCTTGTAATACATATGTAGATCCAGTCCCCGTAGTGCTAACACTAAAAGTAGGTGCAGCCCAAGTTCCGTCGCCCCTCCAGAAAGTAGAAGAAGATGCGCTAGTACCGCTGTTTAAATTGGCTACCGGAAGGTTTCCAGTCGCTTGATTGACAGGAATACTCGTACAGTTTGTAAGAGTACCAGAAGTTGGAGTACCAAGCACCGGAGTTACCAGCGTTGGGCTGTTAGAGAGTACGTTATTCCCGGAACCCGTAGTAGCTGTAGCACCCGTGCCCCCGCTACCAACCGCCAAAGATCCAGCCAAAGTAATAGCACCGGTTGTTGCCGTATTAGGTGTAAACCCAGTGCTCCCTGCGCTAAAAGACGTAACCCCACCACCACCGCCAGACGGAGTAGCCCACGTACCATTACCGGACCAAAAAGTAGTTGCAGATGCTCCAATACCACTATTAAGATTACTGACCGCCAAGTTGCCGGTAATGTTTGCAGCGGTACCAGTCGTGCTTTGATTTAGCGTCGGGAACGTACAGTTAGCTAAGTTTCCTGATGCTGGAGTGCCAAGAGCAGGAGTAATAAGGGACGGGCTAGTTTGTAAAACAACACTTCCAGAACCCGTGCCGGAGATTGTACCGCCAAGAGTTAAGCTTCCAGAGGTAGTAACTGAACCACTAAGGGTAATGCCGCTAACTGTACCCGTGCCATCAACTTTAGTGACCGATCCACCACCACCGCCACTAGCAGTAGCCCAAGTTCCGTCGCCCCTCCAGAAAGTAGAAGAACCCGCGCCAGAACCGTTATTGAGGTTATTAACCGAAAGATTGCCGGTTACGCCGGTTGTCAAGGGAAGACCAGTACAGTTAGCTAAGTTTCCAGAAGTTGGAGTACCCAATAGTGGAGTTACCAGCGTTGGGCTAGTCGATAGGACGTTGCTTCCGGAACCTGTAGAAGTTGTTACTCCCGTGCCGCCGTTAGCTACGGCTAAAGTGCCAGTGGCATTTGCAACTGGGATACTTGTACAATTTGTAAGAGTACCAGAAGTTGGAGTACCCAGCACCGGAGTGACAAAAGTTGGGGAAGTTGAGAGAACTACGTTGCCAGATCCTGTGGAAGTTGTTACTCCCGTGCCGCCGTTAGCTACAGCTAGAGTTCCTGCAAGGGTTATTGCTCCCCCCGTTGCAGTGCTTGGGGTGAGTCCGGTAGTGCCCCCACTAAATGTTGTTACTGTTGTACCCGTCGTTGACGATATCTTTACAAAATCAGATCCGTTCCAAGCGACAGTAGCTTTTTCGTTTGCAAGTAACGTAACACCGGTTGTTGGACCGGTTCCGCAGATTTTGACCGTATACGTGCCAGACGAGTTAATAACAAAATAAGGCTTTGCCGCTGTAGAAGCGATGGTGACAGTAATGTTGCTTGTATGTCCGGAAGCAATAATAGTCGAGTACTGCGATGACGTACTTCCAATAGAGTTTGGGGCTGTAGTCCTAGATAGCGAAACATCTCCGCTAACCGTCAATGCCCCAGCGACCGCGGAGTCAACGTAGTTTGAAATAAAGTTATTTACTTCGTTACCCCAAGTACCGGACAAGTCCCCTTGGGTTGGAAGCGCAAGCCCTAGACGGGTAGTAAAATTAGTAGTAGCCATGTTAGTCCTTTACGGTATTTGGATGTCTGTCCAGATTGGGGTTTGCGTCGTATCAATGACAACAAAATTTGGATTTTGTGCTGTTGAAATTGGTATCCATAGCAACTCCCCATCAATTGCTGCTCTACCTGACGCCGCTTCAATAACAGAAATTGAATAAGAACCAGAAGGAAATGCACTTGCATTACCACCCGCTGTTTCTACAATCCCTAAGTTAAGTGTGCCAGAATAACCAATTTGTTCAAAAGCAAAACTAAGTTCGTCAATTATTGCGGAGTATGCTGCTGAGGCAGCAAACGAACTACTTCCTGAAGATGATTCAGAAATAGTAAGAGTAAACAAAAGTTCGCGAACAGTAAGATCTGCACCCGCAGCGGTCTCAATTACGTTACTAATAAACGTAATAACGGTACTTGTATTATCAACACCACTACTTGATTCAATAATATTTGAATTAGCCGCCAATGAGTTACTAACGCTATCTACTGAATCGGATGTTTCTGAAATATCAAGAGAAAATAGAGCCGTTGCAGAGAGAGAAGTAACTCCAGAAGACGTTTCAACAATAGTAAGGTTAATTACAATATTTTCAAACGAAATTTCTAAAGCTGACGCCGTTTCGGACACATTTGTAACAAACGTAGCAATTGTATTTACTGCGTCTACTGCATTAGCAGCCTCGGAAACCGCGTAATTATAATTAAATCCCGCGTTTGTAGAATCTAATCCGGCGGCAAGTTCTGCAATTATTGCGGCAAAAGCAAAAGAAGCATTTGATTGATCTAGTGCGGAGGCAGATTCAACTGCGGCTATATTTAATATTGCGGTGTTGTTTGTGGTGTCTAAACCGGCGGCGGATTCAACTGCGGCTATATTTAATATTGCGGTGTTGTTTGTGGTGTCTAAACCGGCGGCGGATTCAACTGCGGTCGCACCTAATGTTATAGTGTTGCTTGTGGTGTCTAAACCGGCGGCGGATTCCGCAACTGTCGTAACAAATGTAGCGATAGTTGTTGTTGTATCTAGGCCGCTCGCGGATTCTGAAACATTTAAACTAACAAGTAGTGAACAATTTTGGCTATCTACCGCACTCGCCGCTTCCGACAACGCGGAAGAAAAAATTGCAACTAAATTTATTGCATCTGAAGCAGAAGCGGTTTCAGAAACAGATCTGTTAAATAATGCCCCAGCAGATATTGAATCAAGGCCCGAACCCGCTTCGGAAACAGAGCTGTTAAATGCTGCCACAGCAGCTATTGCATCAAGACCCGACGCCGCTTCAGAAACAGATCTGTTAAATGCTACCGCAGCAGCTATTGCATCAAGACCCGACGCCGCTTCAGAAATAGCCCCACTATATGAGTCAGACGGTACTGCCTTAGATATTGTGTAAGTAAGGACAATTACGCCGTTGTAATACGGATAAGCACTTGCACCGTTACCACCGCCACCGGGCGCTCCGCCGGGAGTTCCAAAGTTAGCAGAAGTAATACCAGCAGAACCGCCACCGCCTCCGCCCGGACCCCAACCTGTACTTGTACCAGAATCGGTCCAGATGGACTGCATACCACCAGCGCCACCGTTCATGAAAGTGCCGGTTGTATTTTTACCGCCGCCACCACCACCGCCGTTAGTTCCAGCACCTGCATTTACTGTTGCAGTTGCGGCGGACCCACCCCCCGATCCGCCATTACCTGCGCCACCAGCACCGGCTGTGGTAGCGGTTGACGCTGCTGCACCAACGGTTGAAGATCCTCCGTTAGACCCACCACCCCCACCAGATGATGCAGACGAAGTTGTATTAGATGCAGCGCCGCCAGCTTTACCAGCGCCAGACGGACCAGCGGCTCCTCCGGCTCCACCCACTTTTCTAATACCACCAGTGGTTCCAGCGCCATTAGCGCCGTTACCCCCACCAAAAGTAGTCGTGCCAACAGAAGAAGTTGTTAGTCCACCAACATCTGCTTGGGCACCTGCGGCTCTAATACCGTTACTGGAGACACTTGGCGCTATATTTGCCGCAATATTAAACCAGACATCTCCAGAACTTCCGCCAGTAATATTGTTATAATAAGCGTTGGTATTATTTAAAGAGCTTACATTAACTGCTGATGTAGCATAAGCTCCACCGCCGCCACCTTTATACGGATTTGTGCTTGTATTTGCAGATCCACCATTTCCAATACCGTGTATTGTTATGGAATCAACGCCATATGGAATTCTATACGGAACCCCCGTTGCGCCAGTAAATCCAAGTTCGCTTAATACTTCTGTATACGAATTGCTAATAGTTACTGCGGGCGTATAGGTAACAATTATAAGCCCGTTGCCAGAGTTGACAGTATTAGAAAGCCCCCCCCAACCATAACCGCCAGCCGGACGAGCGTTAAGTCCAGTAATACCTACAAAACCACCATTTCCACCACCGGGGCCGTATTGATTCCCCGCGTAATCTGTATAAACTAAATCCGTAGATCCGTATCCTTGATTGGCAGAACCAGTTGCTCCGCCGCCACCACCACCGGAAGTCCCGTTTGTACCAGAACTTCCAGATGCTCCGCCACCCGCACCAAGGCGATTATTACCCCCAGACCCCGCCGTTCCAGCCGAACCCCCGTTTGCGCCACCACCTCCACCTATGGTGCCACCTAAATATCCATTTCCCCCGTTTCCATTTGGACCGGCAGCTCCACCAGCAGAATAAAATAAGCTTGAACACCCGCAACTAGAATTCCATGCAGCATAGCCAGAACCGCCCGAATATCTTGTATTTCCAGCCCCGGCAGATGACTGTCCACCAAGAAAAGTGGCACCACCAGTATCGGTAAGTACTTGGGCACCCTTTGCTAAACAGCCGGTTGTTGGAGAGGAGGAAGCTGCGGGTGCTCCCGATGATGTGTTAAACCAAGTATCTCCGGGAGTCGTACTTCCGCTTCCTCCACTCCCAACATTAATATAAACTAATTGAAGTGGGGTAACAGAAATAGAAGTTGTTTTTGAATACGCCCCACCACCAATGCCACCTGCACCTATACACTCAACAGTTATAGTTCCCGAACCAGCATCAACCGGGACTCGCCAACGTCCATTTCCAGTCGACGTAATGGCAATCGTTACGGTAGGCATTAGATTACTTCGGGAGTTACTTCATTAAGTAACGCGCCGTTAGGCACAACTTCTTTTCCATTCCAACTATACCCTTCGGGAACAGGTATAAGAGTCCAAGTCGGGTCATACCAACTTAAAGAATCCGTAACAATAGTATTGACATAATTGCCTTGATCATCAAGAAGAACGCAAGTCATTATTCTTCCTCGCTAGACGGAAATACATTGATGAACACAGTCCCATCAACTAGCGCCTCGACCTCATGCCATTCAATCTCTTTTAGTATTACTGGCGTGGTGTCCTTGTCCATTTCTTTGTAAAGATTTTCTTTACGAATTGCTGCTTTTCCAGCAACGCACATTGTTAGATGAGCAAATGTGTGCTGATGACGGGGAAGGCCCTCCCCCGTGTTTGCGTGATACACCGCGAACCTTACTTTGTCGTACAAGAAGGTATAGGTAGGGGTAATTATTTCCACACCCCACCCCCGATTAGGTTGCGGTTAAGCTAAACGTGTAAGTCACGTTCAAAGTATCACTGCTAACAACCGAACGGTCACCGCCAGTAAAATCAGACGCGGAAAACAACGTGCCGGTCGTGCCCGATTTTGCGCTACCACTTGTCAGAAACGCACCAGCAACCGTGCCACTAGCGTTAATTGAAAACACTGCGACTGACGCATTAGTCACCACTGACGGGTTTGCTAGAGTAGCCGCAGTGAAAGAAGGAGAAACGCGGGTCGATTGACTGTAGCCCGTAAACTCAGTCCAGCCAGCATGGCTTGACATTGTATCGCCAGCAGCAAATGTAGTACCCGACCCCGGACCCGTTACAAGGCCGATATACCAACCTGCGTTAAGAATTTGCGTTGTGCCAGTTAAAGCCACGCCAGCCATATATTGAATACCCGTATTAACAACTAAGTTGTTGTTTTTTTCTTCCCATTTAAGGTCACCATTCTTGTCATAACAAAGAACGTGAAAACGACCAGAAGCAAATGTATTTTCCATAATAAATCCTAGTTAGATGATCGAATTAGTGCGTCTGTTGCACTATTTGTTGGGAGCGTAACAGTAAACGTATTACCAGAGACCGTTTTATCGGCCCCAAAATCAAGAACAGCAATAGACCGATTAGCCTTGCTGAAATTATAAATCAACGCCGCGCGAGCTGTAAACGAAGCAGAAGTCCAATTAGGGTTGTTAAAACTAACGTACGCCGTATACTCAGAAGAGTTAACCGTCACCCCTGTAATAGGCACGCCCCCAGCCGTGTAGCCCGCACCTACAACCTCGTTTGTTGATGAATAGGCAGTGGTGCTCTCGTTGAGAGTAGCGTTTCCGGTGTACAACGCAATCTTGAGCGTATCCGTCAGCAGGTTGTGAATTGCTTGATACAACTCCGCCTTAAAACTTGTTGTCTGGGTCTGGATGATAGACATCAAAGAATCTCCACACGGACCTGACCGCTGCGGTACGCATCTTGACGATCTTTGCCGTCGCCCAACTGTTTAAGCAGCATTAAGGCGTTGTCGTACATACCTTTATACACTGCAATTAGATCTGCCTCACCTTTCATGAATCGAAGGGCTTCAACCAACGCGCCGTTAAGCAGTGCAGAGTCAAAGTTGTTGCCAAGCCAAGTGTTTCCAGCGGTAACAATTGATTCCGGGTAGTAATAGTAGTGCAGTTCTGCGTTATATGCCGCGTCGGGAGTTGGTCCAAAAATGAGCGATAGTGTTGTTGGAGACGCGGTTTGCGGCCCAAAAATAGCGTAATGCGCCGGAAGTCCGGTATCCGTTGGATTTGGGTACGCCTCCCGAATAAAGTTTACGTCTTTATTCAACAAGTACGTATAACTACCGCCCGTAGGAAAAACCGCCAACGAAAAGACGGACAAAAAATCTCCGGGGCATGATAGATATTTATTTGATGCAGTTAATACGCCGACCACGTTTTTACGCAGGTTGGGCAGTTGGACCGTGTTATAGATCTTCTGCTCAGCCTGCTGGATGAACATATTCACATCTCTTGTCAGAAAAGTATTTTCCGTGATGTCAGATATGTTCGTGACCAGATCGGCGTAGTTCATGCCATCGGGCCCCGAGACATTTTACCTTTAGTAGCGCAACCAGTTCCCCGCATCTGAATACCAGAGGTCTTGGGTGGCGGGCATTCGCTGCTAGAGACGTTGCCAACGCTGACGCACAAATCATCTAGGCTCATCGAACGAGCTTTTTTACCATAGCCGCTGTTGCTCAGATCAACACCGGTTTTGCTTGACATATCGTGTGGCTGGGCGTAAGTTGAGGCAGGCCCCACTTCTTTGCCACCACGTTTCATGCTGTAATTAGCCATCACCGCCCCCGTGAGCCACTACGCTGATTCATAGCGCGAGACAAGTTTTTGCCGTACTTCATACGGTCATCCGTGGTTGGGCCACCGGCTTTCATCTTTTTAGCACCGGGGTGCATTTTTTTCTCGTGGGCACGAACTTCCGTGTCCGCGATAGCTTTAACTTCTTTCTTGTCCATCACGGACTCCTATGATGTCGTAACCGTTACTGTACCAACGTATGTCGTTGCAACCAAGTAGTTTGGCGTCAAAGGATCATCAAACCCCCTAGACCCACCAACCGGATTCCAACCCCACTGAAAAATTCTACTGCCTTCTGACGGAAACCCAATCACGTTCGTACCGGACTGATAGTAGCTAAGATCTTTACGAGGTTCCCGCAATGCCTGAGGATCGTCAATTGGATACATACCAAGCTGTAGCTGTGGCTGATCCGGCGTCCAGCACTGAGGGCAGACCTTGATGTTGACTAGCTTTGTCTTAACTACTAGCTTTTTGAGATCCTTTAACTTGTACCGAAACCCGCACATGTCGCATTCGGCAATAGCGATCTTGCCAGAGGCGAACCGATTACCCATTAGCTGCTACCGATAAAATACTGTCTAGGTACGAAACGATCCGCTGCTTTTTCCCGATCTTCATCCGCAGCCAACTGCCACTGAGATTCGTACTCAGCCTTTAGCATACCAAGGCGTTGCATTCCCTCAGGAATCTTCATGGCTATATAGTAAGCCAATCCTGCGGTAAGGCAGGGTAAGAAACGGAAGTTCACGTCAGCCGTGTTGACGCCTGTATTAATATTATCTATCCGGCGCAGCCGCCAGTAGACAAATGTGTAATATGGACTGCCACTTGTACCTTGGTCTGGAATAGGCCAGACGGTTATGGTTGGCACCGCCTGTTTGCGGTCAATATAAACTTGGATTGGACGCGCTTGGCTAAGTTTGTTTGGGATAGTTGCGTATGTAGACACGCTGATTCGGGTGATCGTTAAGTCTGATTGAGTGGCAGAGTTGCCTGATCCCGTACGAATTACATGCTCTAGCAAGTCTACCGTGTCCGCCGGTAAGTTGTAGGTTGCCGTGCCTTGGACCAAAGGGATTGAGCCAGACTCAATCGTCCACATGTTGATACCACGATTAGCCCATTCAGCCATCATGATATTGGCGCTACGCCGCGCCGTCCGAAGATCATAACCGGTACGCATCTCACGCCCTGCACGTTCAAACGCTTCTTCAGCGAGTTCCGTGAAGTTCATGTCAAAGTTAGCGACTCCGGAAATTGCCATTATCTAAACCTAGCGGTTTTCTTTGCGATTGTTTTAGGCTGCGCTACAAACTGTTTCCCTGCCGCTTTACCTGCGCGTTTGGCTTTGGTAGTCGCAGCATATTCAGACGGACTCAAACTCTTAATTGCATCTTCTGGCAAGTACCGCTCACCGGTCTTGCTTGACGGCTTACCACTCTTGGTGCGCCACTTCTGGTCGCCCCAGTCTTTAAGAGACTGCTGTGGAGGCTTCAATCTCTATACCCCCCACCAGCCGCCTTGTACTTCTTAGCGACAAGCTGGGCTTTGCGAGCAGACCACTGGCCCGCCCCAGTACCCTGAGTCGCCGCAGCCTTTACTTGGGAGACAATCCGCTTACGAAGACTAGGCTTTGTGTAGTTGCCCGCTTCATTGACGTGCCCACCTTCAGCGTACATAGCGACTTCGTTCGGATCATCCTTGCGGGTGATCGTCTTCTTTCCCGGCATTTTGGATGGGTCAATATTGCCCATGCCACGGCTAGATAGCATTAGCACATCCCGCCGCGTTTGAGCCGAGTTTTGCCACGCTGAGCGCAACCGTCAATTGAGCCGCCCTTCTTCATGCCTTTCATTCCGGCCATTCCGCCTTTAGCCATTTTGCCTACGCCATCAGCCGCAAAATCAGGAACCATCTTCCCGTCTTTTTTGACCATGGTCATACCACCGTCTGCATAACCGTTTTTCATGTCACCACCTTTGGAGAATTTGCGACCTTTATCAGCTTCTGCGTAGTCTTTACCTACGGACTGTGGGATGTGAACTTTTTTAGCAAATGAAGGCGAGTGAGCAATCGCCTCCATAAAGTTGTGCTGTTTCTTGCTGTGGCTAGGCATTACACCATCCTCCCTTTAGTCTTGCCGCGCTGGGCGCAACCGTCTGCGCGACCAACTAGACCACCCTTCTTAAAGGCTGGGATCTTGCCGCCTTTTTTGATTGGAAGTCCTTCCCGTTCAAGCACTTCATCGGTCTTTGGACCGCGTTTCTCACCCACCGGCCTGTCAAACTTATTGTTTGTAGCTCTAAACTCCCCGCTGGCTTTGGGTCGACCGGGAGTAGCACTTCCTTTATTTGGGAAGCGCCTGTTGTCTGGAGTTTGGCGTTTAGATGCTGCACGCTTAGCCGCCTCTGCTGCCACTTCATCAGAAGCATTTTTGGAAGACTTATCAGCGGCTTCTTTGGCGCTTTTGCCAGCGGCTTCAAACTTCTCCTTAGCTTCACGCGCGTCACGCATCGCTTTAGTTTCCCGCAAACCCATCTGTTCCGCAGGTGTTTTTGGCTTTGGCGCTGCTGCGGACGCAGAGAGCCCTTCAACCTTAGCTTTTCGCTCAAATGCGGGAGTCCTAGGTACGCTAATCTCCGGTTTTTCTTCGGGAAATTTACCGGTTCCCTTGCTTCGGAGCGCACCAAAACCAGCACGGGCCATAGCTGGAAGCTTGGAAGCCCCAAGAGCAATGGTCTCAACCGGACCCATCATGGTCTGTTCAACAGCCCCGCTACCAACCCGCTTTAGTCGTTCTACCTCATTCTTATTCTTGGTTTCGACGCTATCGTCGCTATCACCCGCTCCTACATAGCTAGGTTTAGCGGGGGCGGCTGAAGTTTTTTCAGCGGCAGAGGCTGGTGGCTTGGGTTTGGGTTTGCTTACCGGCATCAAAGACTGGCGGTACGCTTCTGCTTTTTTAGAGTTTCCGGTGGATGTGAACGAGTCTACCCCTTCATTACCATCGGCTAGATTATCTGGTCCGTAGGAATAACTATCATACTCGGGCCTCGAAGTCTTACCAGACGATGCGTAATTAGCTCTTTCGTTTGGTCCACCCTTCTCCCGGTCTTTCATTTGCTGGGCGACACTGGGGGTTTCAGTTATTTTTCCGCGACCGGTTTCAACAGGCTTAGTCTCAGCGGGTTTGACGGGTTCAGCTTTTACAGCTCTGGTTTCTTTTTCAACCTTCGGGGGTTGACGGTTTTCAATCGGAGCAGAGGGCTCGTCCGCTGACCTACGCCCACCAAAAAAGTTTTTCAGACTTTCCCAGTTTTTTGCGCCTTGTTCTTTTTGCTTCGCATACTCTTCATCGGTCATGATTGACTCATCACCAAGCGGTCCTCCGCCAGCGCCAAAACGCTTAAATTTCTTGGGCTTTTTCATTTGTGCTGCTCCATAAGCCGATCAATCTTACTTTCAAGACGATCAAGGCGATCAAAGATGCGGTTGATATCCGAATCCAATTGTGTCTTGGTTACGTAATCTTTGGCAATCTCTTCGCGGGTTTTGGTAATCAGCACTTGAAGACGTTTTACCTCGTCCAACATGCCCTTGATGAAAAACCCAGCAATACTGACACCTACTGAAAGTACGGCGTTCCAGATAGTGTGTTCCATGTCCACCTCAACACTTCCATGCCCGAAGGCTTTTGTTAATCCGGGAGTCGGGGTCGTTGGCTGTTTTGGCGCTAGTGAGCTTTTTCTTCATGCCCGACATCCGCGCACAAAATGACTTTTTCCTTGCCCCACCTTCAGGTTGAGGAGGCTTGAGTCCGGGCTTGCCCGGATTGGCAGCGTTATAAGAAGCCCTTCCTTTGGCGTTCAAACCGCCACTCTCGGACTTACCTTCTTTGCGTTGCCATGCAGGGGATTTAGATTTGGTAGCCATTCTGCACCAGCAGGATGCTGAAGTTTGCCGTTACATTGGATAAGTTTGTGGCGGTTGCCCGGACTTCGATGTCTGTTTTTTCCGTAAAACCTACCGGGTAATTCAACGGGATGGTAAAAGCACCGCCGTTTGCGCATCTGCCTTGAATTGTGTTGTCAAAAACCCCGCCCAACGGCCTATGGTACAAACCAATGCTTGTATATGCATTAGCGGTAGTAACACCGGAAGAACAGAGAAAATCAAAAATGTAACCCGTATATCCAGCAGGAACGGTGTAAATACAAGCCGTTGCGCCGCCATCAGCGGTATAAACACCATATACAGTAGCAG